TTTATTCATATCAAATAAATTAAAATCTCCATCCTCATCAATCCAAGTAGTCCATAAATCAAATACAATATCATCTATTTTAATATGTGCTTGTCCTAATCCATATTCTCCAATATTATAATTCATTACATCCTTATAATTCAAATCAAAGTATTTTAGTAACATTCCCTCTGAATTTAGATATCTATAAATATCAAGCATTTCATTTCTTATTTCTTCTTTGGTATGATAATTAGATAAATACGCTATATCAAAATCATCATCATGTTCTATCAATATTCCATCTCGTATAGATCCTAGTAACGTTCCACAATGAAGAAAAGTTAAATTATTTGGTAGACTAAACTTTTGAAGAGTTTTTACCATATCAATTTTTCTTTCTCTAGTAAATTCATTAAACAACTTTTTCCTTTGATTCATCTATTCCGCCTCCAAATTTCAAAAACTCACTTATTGGTAATGATTTATCGTCTACATAATAATCAGCATTGGGTTTTCCAAATATCAACTCATCATAAATAACGTTATGGCTGATCAGCCACTTTGAAGTAATATCAAAATATTTCTTCTTGGCTAACTCTGGATCTCCCGTACTTTTCATACCTCTTGCTGTAAATAATATTATTCTAAATCCTTGATTATGCAATTCATTTATTTTATCTATAACCGCTTGAATAGGTTCTGAATTTTCAAAATCTCTATCGTGGGTTATTGATATAGTATCATCTATATCTATTACAAATGTATTGTGTATCATTTCTTTTGCTCTAGTAGTTGAAACATCTGGAGTTCTCTCCAATATTCTAACAGAACACATATTTCTTATAATATCTAAATCAGGATGATTTTTATAATCATCTCCGATTACAAATTCATCAACTTTTAATTCCGTAATATACATAAATTTATCTTCTTGAACTCTAATTGGAACTACAGCATCGACATATTTTATTGCTTCTAACAGATTTCGTCTTTGTTCATAAGTATATATAGGATTTTTACTTGCTATTAATTCATCGCTATTAAGCCCAACTATAACAAAATTATTATCTTCTTTAGCCCTCCTTAATAAATTTATATGCCCGGTATGTAGAAGATCAAAACTGCCTGTTGTAAAGACAGTTTTCATTATTAAACCGTAGGAGTAGGCTCAACGCTTTGTTCTTGAGCCATTTCCATTTTCTTTATTATTCCGGTAACTACTTCTAAATCGTTATCGTCATTAAATATATCTATCATACCTTTTTGGAACTCTTCTGGCGTTACTAAGGCAACTCCGTTGGCGTCGGTTAATCCAAGTGATGGCATTATTTGTAATGCTAACTCAATTTTCTCAGCCCAAGCTTCTTCGGTTAAATTCAAGTTTCTCTTAAATAATTCTGAGAATTCATCTAATTGAGCAGCTTTAACTAAATCTAATGATCTTATTAATGGTTTAGAGTCTTTATATTGATTTTGTAATTGATATATATTCTTTAACTCTGAATATTGTCTATCCTTGTCGTTTCTAGTCTTATAAGTTAAATCTATACTGAAGTCAAAATCTATATCATCAAACTCTTGTTTTATTGTATAACTTTTAAATGTATACTTTTTATTATTTTTATCTCTAATAAATATTTCTTTATCAGCATAATACTTTATCATATACTTTATTAATTTTCTAGAGAAGTTTTCTACAAACTTTTCTATTTGTTCTATTAATAACACATCTATTGCAGTAGCTCTCGCTATTGCTGCATTAGTTCCTCCAGATGTATTTCCGGCACTTCCTATATTTCCCATATACTGATCATTAACTCCAGCATACATTCTAATATAATTTACGAACTCTTTTCCATATTGTACTAACTTATCATCAATTATTGGATATGGAACTTGTGCTATTGCGGTTTTTACATCTCCGCTTACTTTAAATACAACTCCTAAAGCCGCTTGTAACTTAGCAAATTCATCTATATCTATTCCACTTTCTTCAGATATCATCCAAGATGGAACAGTATAGTGCATCGCAACATTATTTATAGCACTCTCTATTAAATTAGCTACTTTACAAGGAACAGTTAATCCTCTCATCAATGGTAATCCGTATGGCGTTTGAGGAATATCTTCACATGATATTTTAGCAATATCGAAGAAATCAAACGGAAACTCAATATTACTTTCTACTATAGTATTATTTATAATATAATAGATATTAACTTTAGTTCCTATTACTTTTTCTCCATCTTTAGTCTTGTTCTCAAACTTTTCTTTTAAACATATAGTATTTAATATAAATAAATTATCTTGCTCGTTAGTATAATCTCTACTAGAAGAATACAATTCTCCATCTTCCTGTCCTCCAGAATACGTAGTAGAATCTGCTGACGCTTCTTTCAACTTACTCATCCAAGACGGTCTCTCTCTTTCAACCCAATCTTTACTTCTTCTGGTTTTATATACTATATAATCTGCATCTTCTTCGCTAGTAGCACTAGGATCTATATACACAGTAGTCGCATGAATATAATTTACTTTAATTAAACCTTCCATTCTGGTTTTAGTTCCACCTATAATCTTATCTGGATCGTATGATATTTGTAAATATCCATCGCCTAAAACTACGGCATCTTTTATTATCTTTTTTATAAAACTATTCATTCCTAAACGTTTCCACTCATATTTATATAACGTTTCTAAAACATCTACTGTATCAGTATCATCTGGAGACATTGGTAATAAATCTCCGCAATAATCGTTAGCATAAATAGACGCTAGTCTTAAATCTATCGCATTTTTAACGTGGTTAATATCACTCTTTAAAATAAATGGAGAATCAGAATTATATGACGCTAAATTCCAATATACACCTTCGTAGTGTGCTTGGTTATTTATATACTCTTCATCTCTCTGCGATTTTCTATAATTAACCGCAGAAGTAATTAACTTATTTAATTTACCAATCAATTCTTTATCTGCATCCATAAACTCTAACTCCTTTCTTTATCTGATTTTTCTAGTACATCTAATTGAACTTTAGGAACATTTAATAATGATACTTTTTTTTCTTCTTTTTTATTAGCGGCGTTTATTTCAATTTTCCTATTTAACTCTTCAATACTTTTTTCTAACTCTTCAATCTTACTATCATGATATTTTTTAAACATTTCAAATTCCACCTTTATGCTTTCAATATCTTTAATACTCTTAATCATTTTAAGTAATTTCATATTCTATAACCTCCTACAGAATTTTTATTTTTCTTAGATTTAAACGCATCATTCATCATTATATTACCCATCATTCCCATATCCTTATTATATACTAATCTTTCTTTAAAAACAAGATTATAGGGTATGTCCTGTACAATATATCTTAGACAGTCCATTAAATGGTTAAACTTATCTATCGGCTTATCTCCAATATTCTTATTAGACTTTCTCTCTTCTGGAGTAGGATATCTATATTCGCATCCTTCCATTATAGTATTCTTACAGCTTCTAAAAATATGTATCTTACCTTTATACATCATATCTCTAGTTTTAGCTATACCATCAACTATATTATTATTCGCTAATTTAAATATCAAATTATGCTCCAACTGCATCTGCTGTTTATACGTTCTAGCGTTTATCTGGCTTCTTTTTGCTGCTGATGGATCTATTAACGGCTGATTCAACATACCCGTTGGAATCGGTTTTATAATATCTTTAATCGCATTCGCAACTTCCGTTAATACCTTATCAGTTTTATAAAACTCATTTATTAAATATAAATCGCCACTATCTTCATTAAACCCACACAACAATACAGCAGACGGATCTCTTATACCTGGATCGTGTGCTAGAAAATATTTCCAGTTAGGATCTGGTTTCATATCATCACATACATACTTTAAAAAATCAGGATAAACAGCACCTTCGGCATATTCAATAATACAATCTACATTTAATCTTACCTGTGATGGGCTTAAACTATTTATAATCGTATTTAAAACACCTGGAGCTAAAAACGTATTATCTCTACTACTACTTAAAAACGCTTCTAAATCCGGATTCGGTTCTGTTACTCTATCGATATACATAGCAACCGTATCTTTAATACTAGGGCTACCAGTAATCTTCGATGCAGTAAACAATAAATCTCTTATAAATCCTTGAGACGGATTCGATATACCTATACCCAAAAAATGATCCTTACTATCAGGCATATTCAAATACGATGCGGCTGGATTTCTCAAACGCTGTATCAACTCAAACCATGTATCTGGATTAATACCAGACATTTCTTCTAATAAAAACGCAGTTATTTCCATAGACCTAAACGTCTCATCATCTTTACTCGAATATCCAATAAACTCATGACCATTACTTAACTTAATAGAAATATTCTGTTTCGTATCGTGCCACTCAGTTACAAACTTCATCGGTAAGTATTCTTTAAATACTGGTATAACCGCTCTCGACAACTGTTGTAACGTCTGAGCCATTAGTAACGTTCTCCCATTCGGAACAGATAAACCGTGATCTATTATTTCTAAAACTCCAGCTCTAGATTTAGCCGAACCTTTACCACCAATTAATAATTTCAATTTCGAATCGCTTTTATGCACGTCCATCTGGTGGGGCAACGGAACATAATCTATATAACACGCATTACACACATTACAATAACCATAGAACTTCTTACTCTGTTTATTTATAGTTATCGTTCCATTATTACAAACGGGGCATCTAAAAATACGCTCCGTTTTACTTTCTTCAATCAACTCAATATCATTAAACATTATTTACCACTATCCTTAAAATAATCATCAGATATCTTATGAATAATATCGTGTGAACTTCCAACTATTTCACATACATCTTCATAATTAAACTTACTCTTCCATTGATTATGACCATACTCGTATAAAAAACAATGACACAATTCATGATACAACGTAGATCTTTTATTTTTAATATCTTTATTTAAATAAATTATCATCCCACTATATTCAGTAGAACCATAAACATATTCTCCGCTATCATCATTAATTCTTTTATTTATTTCATCATTGGACATTTCCAATATTTCCCATTCGTGATCATTCATTTTAAACTTCATACGCTTACGCCTCCCCTTATCCTGGTATACGCATAATAATTATATTCTGTTTCGAATCTTCTTTAATTTCAGATTCTATTTTATCTATTAAACTTAAACTATCTTTCTTACCTTTACCAGCAACCGATGTAATATTTTCTTCAGCTGCCGTTTTCATATATATATTTTTATGTCTTCCAATATATTTAGCGACCATATTATCCATTAAAAACGTCGTCCACTCATCAGCCGTAGTATCTTCATACTTCGCAGATAACTTAAACTGGTTTAAAAACAAATTAGCAGATAAATCTTTCAAAAACAATTCAGCCAATCTTAAAAACAGACCTCTCTTATTTTCGTTTATGTGGTTCGCAAATTTAATATTCTCAATTAAATCCGTAACCTCTCTATCTCTAATCGCATTATTTAAGATCTTTCTATTATCATCAATAACTTCAGTATCTAAAATACTATCAATTTCATCCCTAACCTCGTCCATCTATTCCATCTCCCTATAAAAAAAGGCGTACACGGACGGCATCGCATACGCCAAACGGCGGGTACTCAAAAACAAATACCCATATATGTGAGGTAATCCCCACTACGTTTCGTTGCCATCAATTATATTATAACACCAAATCATCTTCTATGTCTATGTTTCTTCTTCTTACATTTACCTTTACTATGATAAACCTCTTTAGCTGCTGCCATACTTAACAGATACTGTATTCTACACCAAACATCTTCTGGATAATCTCCATGATACGCCAAGAAATACTTATTAATCTCATCAGCCAATTCCGGAAACTTCCTTTCCAACTCATTAAACAACCTATGTTTTTCGTCAGTTAATAACGCCCCATTTTCAATCGTACCCCTACCGCCCTCACGCACCGGCTTTATATGATGGTATGTAAGAGGATTTTCCCTTGTGATCTTTCCGCCCAACCAACAGTTCCTCCCATAGTTATAGACCGTTAAATTTCTAATACCGCTATTGTCCATATACTCAGCATCTCCATTTTCAGCGTCCGTCATCTATATTATAGTATTATTTTATTTTAAAATCAATGTTAGGAGAGATGGCTTAAACACATACACACACCAAGCCCCGTCCACCAGAAAATCGATCTTAAAAGCCACCCCCCACCTCCGAACTTGCCACCATAATTATTATATTATTATGTGATTAGAATCAAAGAGTTTACTTCAAGCCTCTCACGTGCGTACGTGCGTGTGTGTATGCGTGTACGTGTGTGTGCATACTTTACACTAGCAATCTGTCTCTATCTCTCTTGATATAGACAAGAAAACGTTATATTTTATATATACTGATTTTTTTTCTTTTTTTAAATCTGCCTTCCCTTATTTTTTAAGTATCATATATTGTAAGTATATATTATATTTAATTTGGTATAGTTTTTTTAGGGGGGCACAGTTTTTTTTTACAAAAAATTCAGTATATACGATATATCACAAGCCTTGTCTTGTATGGTTTCAATAGCCTACAAACATACATTCGTAAAACTTTTTTGACAAATTTTGCTAAAATGCTTGACATACTTATCTATATGATTTATTATATGGGTAGATTATGAAGAGAGGAGATTTAAAAAAATGAAATTAGTTTACAATATTGTTGGTAAGAATTGGGGGTTAATATTATTCCTAATATGCGTGGTAGGGTTTATGATATTCATGGGTAATAAGGTAGAACGTGAGAATGATTATATGAATAATGTTAAATATAAGGAGGTTAAATAATTCGAAACGGGTTCGCCCGTCAGTGGGAGTTTGTCTACCCACTCTGAGGAGATAGACAGGAAAGAGGAAAGGAAGAAAAATGAAAAGATTTGAAGATTTGAAAGGTTTTGAATTGTTGGCGTTTAAAAAAGACTTGGGAAATAATTGTTTTGTTTGTGAATTTACTGATAATAAAATAGTTAGGATTCAGTCGCATTTAATTGATAATGAATTTATTGAAAGGTTTGGAACGGACACAACAAATATTGCATATGAAGAATTTAATGAAAGAGGGAAAAAAATGAATATATTATATTTAGAAAAAAGAGGTTGCGATTTTTGGAAAGAAGACGAAATAAATAATATTAGTGATTTAAAAAATTATAGGTTATTTTTTGAGGGAATAGAAACAAAAGACGGAAAAGTTATTTGTGGCGACGCTTTTAGAGGTTCTAAAAATATAAATGGTAAAAGCGTCCATATGTTTAAATTATGGTTTGATTTACAATTTGAGGACGAAAGGGGGAATACTTGGAGATATAACACCGATGTTATAAATAAAGATTATTTATATAATAGTAAAGATTTATTAAAAGCAATAAACGAAATTTCAAAGAATAAATACGATAAAATAGAAATAAGATAATATAAAAATATGCGTTTGGGCGTTCGCATAGATAAACGCCCCAAAAAAGGAGAAAGTTATGTTAAAAAGTTTTGTTAATGATATATATGATATTACTAAAAATAAAAAAGAATTTGATATTGAAATATGGAAAAATGATAAATATGTTAATGGGTTAAGTGTCGAATTAGATTTGCGTAAAATGGGCGTAGATTCTAAAAGTGATTGGGAGTTTTCTATTATAAAAGATTTATGTAGGGAAATTGACGGAATTATTAGAGACACGGAGAAAGTGCCGTCTAGTGAAGAAATTAAAAAGGTTATGGAAGATAAACAATATCTATCTATAAAAATTGGGAGGTAATTATGAAAGAATTAAAAGAGATTAAAAAGTTAGTTAGATTATTTAAAAATACTGATTATAAAGTTTTATTTATGGCGTTATGTGTAAATGAAAAGTTGGACTATTTGGACGAGCTCGAAGATTTAAACGGATCTGATTTAGAACGTCTAGAAGAGATTTATAATAAGTATATGGAAAACGACGGAATAACTGGGTTATTAAACGCCGATTTAATGGACGAATTATTTAAGGAGGTGGAATAAAATGATAGAATTAAAAGGTAAAGAACTAAAAGAAAGAAGAGAAAAAGAAGATATTTTATTAAAGAATCTTGATAATTTAAAATTATTAAATGATTTTATGGACGAAGAATTTGGCGAAAGTCTAAAAGCGTGTGATATTGACGATATTAAAAGAGTTCCTATTATGTGGACTGAATACTACGCCGAGGACGAGGAAGAACTTGACGAAGATATTAGTATCCAGGTATATGTTAATTTTAAAGATATGACGTTGTTTATAGAATATAATAATGTAAAGGTATACGAATATAAATACGAAACGGAAGAAGAGTTTAAAGATTTATTTGAAAGTTTAGATTTCGAATCGTATTGTAATTTAGACGATTTAGACGAGTATAAGAAAATAAAGGGGGTGGAATAAATTATGAAAAATAAGAAGAATTTTGATATTGTGTTGTTTAATGAATATATAAATAACGGGGATATGTTAGGGCTTAAATATATAGGGAAATTTATTCCTAAAAGGTTGTGTTGGTTTTATGATATTGTTTTAGAGTTAAATTTTATAAATAATGATTATGAGTGTGGAAAAATAATAGATTTTAATCAACAAATATATATCAATAGTAAAGTTAGATTATTTAAAGAGTTAGGAATCAATTATAATAAAGACAATGATAGTTGGGAGGTGGAATAAAGTGTTTATGGATAAAAAAGAATACTATTATTTAGTGTTTGTGTTAGGTTATGATTTAATGCAAGAGCAATTAAAAAATAGTGAAGAATCTGAATGTGATTTAGTGTTTGAAAAGTGTATTGAGATAATTGATAAGTTTTATGTTAGTGAAGAGATTAAAAATTATAAATGGAGTTCATACGAGGCTTTAAGGGAATTTATAAAAAATAATAAGGAGGTGGAATAAATGAAAATAACTAAAAGGGAGCTAAAAATATTAGATAAATATTTTGGTATTTATAATGATTCAGATTTTTCATTGGAACAATGGACTAATGGTGGTGTTGATATGTTTATAAGTATTGATAAGAAAAGCGATATGAATCTAGTAGAACAATTAGAAAAGTATGTTGAAGATTTTAATATTGACGAAGAAATAGATATGTATAGACAAGCAAAAGATTATAAGGACGCATTTACAATAACTGAAAGTTTAAACGATTTTAATCAATGGTTAGAATATGTAAAAGACGTTGTTAATAAACTAAAAAAGGAGGTGGAATAAATGATAACATTTTATACGAAAGAATTATGGAAAAAATTATCTGATAAAGACTGCTTGGGTTTTGGAAGATATTTAACCAAAGAGGGTAAGATTTACATTGCGATAGATAATTCAACTGGACATTGGTGGGTTGAGGAGTTTAAAAGTTTTGATAAAGCTGTAGCTTGGTTGTTAGGAGATATAGAATTATGTTAAGGGTAAATAAGAAATTAGAAAAGGCGATAGAATCTTGTATACGTTATTCAAGCATAGAAGAGTTAAAAGAACATTTTAAATGGTATAAAGTAGAGAACATAGAAGAACTATCTAATGTAATGTATGAGAGTTATTTAGATAATTATAGTGGTAAAGAATTAGAATATAGAATCAAACTATTAGGAGGAGAAAATGAAAATATATAGTGTTTTAGTAGAATATACTAATTTTGAAGACGAAGATAATAATTATAGTGAAATAAGAGGAATTTATACGACAAAAGAAAAAGCGTTAGAAAGGATAAAATTCGTATTAGAAGAGAATCTTGATATGGGTATGGTTTATAAAGGTAATAGTTTTAAACCGGAAGATTATAAGGAAGAAATAGAACAAGACGGATATCTATTATTAGAACAAGATTATGGTTATGGAGAAAGTAGAATCATATTAGACGAAAGAGATATAAATCAAGAAGACGAATTTCAAAAACTAATTGAAAAGAAAAAAAAATATTGCGACGCTCTAACTAAATTAGGTTTAGCTTTCAAAGAGTTAGACGCTCTAACTTGGGAGGGCGAAAGCTTTAATGAGTTGTTAGATAACGACGATTATCCTTTTACTGATAGTTTTGATGACGTAAACAATTTAGTTCAAAACTGGGTAAGCATAAATAAAAAGAAATTAGGAGGTAAATAAATGAGTTTAGAAGAATTATTACAAAAACATTTTGGACTAAAAGGAAATTTATATCTTAAAAAGCCAAAAGTTATAGGCTATTATGCCTGTGGCTATGGTTATAAAGAAGGCGCTGATTATCAATATGAAACCGATAAAGGAGCAAAAGCATATAATAAATTGGTTAGTTTTCTCTATGATTTAGGAAAAATAATTCCAAATGAAATGAAATATAATGCAAATTACATAGTAGATCAATTAGACGGAATAATAAATGAGGTGGTATAAGTGAAAAATTATAATATTATGTATAATGTAGGTAAAGCTAAATACGTGGTTAATTATCACGACGGGATAAAGAAACATAATGACGGGAGCAATTTCTATGATATAAGAATATTTAGTAATAAGATTAAAATGAATAGTTTTATTGAAGAACTAGAATCAAAGGGATATTATGAAAAGTAATACAAAGATTAAGGACATAATAGATTATTATCCTATTCCAAAGGTATGTAAAAATTGTGGAGCAGAGGTAATATTTACTTCAAACGCAGAAATATACGGGCGTGAATATGGTAATGGTAGGTGTTATAAGTGTACTAAATGCGATAGTTATGTTGGAGTTCATACTGGAACAAAAGTTCCGTTAGGAATATTAGCAAACAAAGAAGAAAGGGAAATGAAAAAGAAATGCCATGATTTATTTGATGAGTTATGGCACGATAGTAATCAAAGAACACAAGTATATAAGAAACTAGCTCTTGCTTTAAGAATTGATATTAAACGATGCCATTTTGGTTGGTTTGATTATGAAACGTTGCAAAGAGCGTATAAAATTATTAAGAAAATATGTAAAAAGGAGATGAAGAAATAATGAAAGAGTTTGTTATATCTATTGTAATAGCAATTTTAATAGCATTGATATTATTTGCTTGGTTGGTAAAAGAAGCTAATGAATATGGAGCAAACACGTACGTTACGTCGTACAAAGAGGAGGTAAAGTAATGGGAATATATATAAATAAATTTATGCCAGGATCTAAAAATAAAATTAGACAGATAGGCAAAGAATATAACGAGACTAAACACAAACATTTAATACTTATTCAAAGTGATAAAAAAGTATTGAAGATTTATTGGTAGGTGTTATAATATGTATAAATTGATACTTAGAAGAAAAGACGACGGAGTTATATTTGAAGAAGAGATAGAAAATATATTTTTATTAAGAAAAAGGGTAAATAAAATAATACACGGAAAATCATTAGAAATATTAGGAAAGGTTAAATTATATTAAAGGAGGGAAAAGAGATGAATAAAAGAACTATAATTTATGTTATAAGACAAACACAAGAAAACGCCGGTTATAAAGAGTATGCGTATGAAGCTTATGAGGATTATGATATGGCTTTAAACGAGTGTGCAAGATTAAATGATATATATGGCAACAAAGAAACACATTTTTATAAAGTAGACGAGATAAATTTATTTGGCAAAGAAACAATATAAGGAGGAAGAAATGATTACATTATATAAGATACTAAAAGACGAATACGGCGAGGGGAAAAATGACGAGGTCTGCGTTGGGGAATTTAAAAGTGCGACAGATCTAGCTGAAAAGTTTTTCAAAGACGGAATTAAAATATCTAGTAGAGCTATAAATAAAGCTGTACAAAAAAGCTATATAATAAAAGAACAATATTTAGTATTTAGATTTTTAGACTAGTCGGGAACTTTGGGGGTTTTGGTATGATATAATGTTAATAATAAGAGGAGGAAATATGAATTATTTAGAATTATTAGAATTAGTAAAAAAAGGTAAGAATCCAAAGAAAGTTAAGGTTTGGGGCATAATTTACGAGTGGCAAGACGCAGATTATTATAGTTATGCACCTAAAAATAGTTTAAGCCGCATAGTAGTGAATATGCTTAATATGAAATATGGATTATGTGGTGGATGTTATATAATTGCAGTAAATGATATTTTAGATCAGTCTGAAAAGAAATATCTATCACAAGTGATTAGACCATTTAAAGACGATGTGAAACATATAGTCAAGCTAGGAAACATAATAGATAAGGAACAATATATAGATATCGTATTAAAGAGCAGAGAGGAAATTAATTTGCCATATTTTAAAAATAATTACATGTATAAAAATATGGAACAAGATAAAGAATATACATTGGAAGAACTAGGTTTAAAATAGTACAAGGAGGAGAGAGAATGCAAGAAAGAAAGAAATATATAGTATCAGAAGACGGAATGTCAATAATTTCTCACGCTGGTAATAAATTAAAGTATAGAATCAGAGACGGAAAGTATGTGGTTTCTTTTAATGCTTACGGCAAAATAAAGACATATTCCGTTGCTAGAATAGTATACGACTATTATAATCCGGAGTGGGATATAAACTCAAAAGAGCTTATTGGATTTAAAGACGGAAACGGTTTGAATCCACATAAGGATAATTTAATAACTGTTGGGAGAACAACATTAAGAGAACATAAATTGAATCCAGAACAAGAAAAGTTAGTTAAAAAACTTCACATTGAAGACAAAGTATCTATAAGAAGACTATCAGAACAATTTCAAATATCTAAAAATCTTGTAATTAAGTTGATTAAAAAATGATAAAAGTAGCGATAATAATTGCTGTTGTCTTAATTGTAGATATTATTTGTGGATTTGTGGTTAAAAAAAGGGAAAAGAAACTATTAGCGTACAGCATATTTTATTACGTTTTAAGTATAATGTTAATCGCTGCAATAGTTTATTTAATAAGGTGGTAATATGGATTACTATAAAATGGCTATTGATAAATTTTCTGAAACGTGTGAGTTAATAACGTTCAAAGATGAAGAAGAATGGTTAAAAATGAGACAACTGGGCATAGGAGGATCTGACGTAGCTTCAATTATGGGGCATAGCCCTTGGAAGACTGCAATAGACATATATAATAGCAAAAAAGAAGAGCAAGAACAACTAGGGGGCGACGCAATAAATTTTGGTAGAAAAGCCGAGAGTATAATTGTAGAGCTTTTTAAATTAAAGTATGGGAATATTTATGCAGTATTAGATTTCAAAAATATTATGTTTAGAAATTTTTTTATACCTTTCTTCCAAGCAAGTCTAGACGGAGGATTAGTAGATAAAAGAGATAATAGTGTTGGAGTATTGGAAGTTAAGACTAAACAAGATAAGGTTGATGGCTGGTACGATGAAGATAAGAATCCTACTATACCTAAATACTATCTAGATCAGGCAATACACTACTTTAATACAACGAACGCAGAGTTTGTAGTATTTATAACACTAATCAATTATAGAACTGATTTTGGGGATATAAGTATGAAATTACTAGCTCCAAGAGTTATCTACAAGAGAGATCTAATAGATTACATGAATAAGGTAAAAGATAAGTGCATAGACTTTTGGATGAATTATGTAGAAAAGAACATAAAGCCAAAAGATATGTTAAGTTTTAATTAAAAGGAGGAAGTATGAGTATGGATAGCGAAATATATTATAGAATATATAAATGTAAAGATGACGTATTAAGGGTAGTATGTATGCAAGATTTTGATGAATATGATTACATACAGGAAGACTTTTTGAAAGATGAAAACGGAGAAAAATTGATATTTGATAATGAAGATTCTGCAAATAAGGCATTGAATAGTTTTATTAAAAATACGGAACTAAAAGTAGGACAATATGTTAGAACAGCAGGAGATGTTTATGAACCTAGTAAAATTGGTAAAATTAAAGAAATTGATATTGTTTCATTTAAAGAAGTTTGTTATAGAATAGATAGCTGTGGTAAACACATTTTAATACCAGAAAGTTTTATTGTTAAATCAAGTTTTAATATAATAGAGTTAATAAAAGAAGATGATATGGTAAATAAGGTTTTAATTACGAAAGTAGATTTAAAAAGTCAAAGATTAGAATATGAAGAAGATTTTGGAACATATTACATTGATAAAGAATCTATAGAAGAAGTTTTAACTCACGAGCAATACGAAGCAAATTGTTATAAGATAGGAGAATAATATATGAATAAAGAAGAAATGTTTAAAAAGTTAGGTTTTGAATGTACCAGCAAAGATATAATTTAGATTTAGAAAAGTAAAGGAGGAAGTATATGAATAAGCTATTTAAAGATTTAGTATTTATTAAGCTTAAAGATAAAGAAACTGGCAGAATATCAAAACCGGTGGGAATAAGAAAGCTAATATTCGAACAAGATGAAATAGAGTTTGAGTGGGGCAAATTCGGAGATGATGATTATGCTAGTCTACCATACAAAGATTTTTTATTTTTCAAGGAAGAATATGACGTTATAATCATGTTGAAGGAGGAATAATGTTAGAAAAGTGTTGTATTTGTGGTAAAAGATTCAATGTTGGGGATAATAATTTTGTTATATTCCCCGATAGAGGATATAAAATGTATCATATAGATTGTATTATAAATTTACAATCTCAAATCCACGATATAAAAGAAAATAATGAATTTTGGGAACAAATGTGGTGGAATAAGTGTGAAAATCTAAAAAAAGAAGGAAGACAAACAAAACAACGAATAGATGAGTTAGTAAAATGGTTGGAAAACGAAATAATTGGGCTTGGATATGACTTTGGCTTTAGAAATAATGATATTTATATTAAAGTATATAAACAAATTTTATCTAAACTAAAAGAAAGCGAGAAATAGCTATGTTAGATGATTTAGGTTGGAAAATTAATGTTGAGTTAAGTGATGAAAGTTATAATGTATATGAAAGAGAAGACGAAAGTTTAAGTTTAGATTTTGATAAAAGAAAAATAACATATACGAGCGAAAACACAACAGAACAGATAGAATTATCTTTTGCCACTTTAAATGCGATTTTAGAGTTAGTAAAAGTAAATGCAATATTTTAAAAAAAATTAAAAGGCGAGAACTTTAAGCTGTTTTTTATGATATAATCCAAATAATCGGAAAAGGGAGGTGGAATAATGGAAGAAAAAGATATCTATATTGATAGCGAATGGAAGGAACACGTTATAGCAGATATGCCATCAATAATGATTTACTATGTTGTCGTAAAACACGGCAAAAATAATCTAGTAGCTCAAGGCTATAAAAAAATGACTGATAGATTCGATAACATAGTTAAAAATGCTGGTGTCGTAGAATCAATTAAAAGTTTAGGAGGAAATTAAAATGGCAAAGAAAAAAACATACAGATACGGAGATCTAAGAATGTATTTAACTGGATTAAAGTTAGATACGAAGGTTGGAGATCCGCTAGGGAGTAAAATAGGAATAGCTGTAAAAACTACTGATAAAAAGTTTGGAGCATATTTTACCTATGATGATTTAGCGGAGATAGTTTTAAAACATGCGAATAGTAAAGAAGGAGGAAAATAATGAATTGGTTAGATGTAATTTTAATAATATTTAATATAGTGTTGCTTGTATTAGCAATAATCTGTGTCTACGGAGTTATAAGTGATGCTTATGGCTTTATGGATGGGTTTGGTCTTACGATACTGGCGTTAGTAATATATGGCTTAGTTTTATTGGTAACTTTCGTAACTCCGTTTGTAGCAATAGATAAATCCGAGGGAATCACGGTTGGGAAGATAACGAGCGTTGATAAAAATTTCTTTGGAACGACCACTATATATATAAAGACTAGCGAGACGGAACAAGAACCTTATTGCACAGAAGATGATAAAATAATAGAAAAAGCAAAAGAATTAATTGATAAAAAAGTTAAAATTGGTTATGGCACAAGAGTTGGATTATATTCAACTTCAAAATGTCATCAAGCTCCAGTAGAAAATATAGAAGAGGTGGAATAATGGTAAGACCAGAATTAGAAAGAGAAATTTCAGTAAATTTACCAGTAGCAACGAAGATAACTCATAATATGGCTGATATAAAGGAGTTTGCTATAAAATTAAAAGAGTTTTATTCAAATTTAATATTTACTGATGAAGATGCTAAATCTGCAAAAGATGAAAGAGCAAAGTTAAATTCATTTAAAAGAAAAGTTACTGATTTAAGAAAAAGTAAAATTGATGAAATAAAAGTAGCTTTAGGTATAGATGATTTCGAAAAAGAATGCAAAGAAACTGAAAAGTTGATAGATGAAACAGCTGATTTTGTAGATGCTCAAGTAAAAATATTTGAGGAAAAAGAATGGAATCTTAAAAAAGAAGAAATCGAAAAGTTATTAACAGATTTAAAAATTGACATAATTTGGGATGACAAATGGAAAAATAAAGGTTATACTCTAGATACAATATCCAAAGATATCGAAGTTCAAGTGATGGCTTATGAAGAAGATCAAAAAACAATAGAAAAAGAAATTAATGTAATAAAAAGAATGACTTCTGAAGAAAAATATATTGAAAGATATATTCATACTAGAGATTTAACCGGCGTGTTAGATGACATAGAAAGAGATAAGAAAACTATAGAGCCTATTAAAGAAGGAATAAAGCAAGTTGTCGATGGTATTACGGTTAAATTATCAGCAGAAAATACGGCATATGGATATACTTTCTATGGAACTAAAGACCAAATAGAATCGCTTAAAAAATATGCTAGAGAAACACTATGGATGGAGGTAGAATAATATGTGGTGGTTATATGTAATAGTAGGATTTGTTGCGTTTGTAATAGGGTTTGGTATTGCGTCTTATAACGCTCCAAGCTATGAGGATTATGATTCGTATCACACACTAGGAAATTTTCGCACAATGGTTGAAAAAGAAAACTTAGAAAGAGAAATTGGAATATTAAAGACACAATTAAAAATATATGAAAATTCTAGATGTGGTTGTGTTAGATGTTATAATACTAAAGAATATTTTTATGAAACACGTTGCAAAGAGTTGCAAGAAAAAATTGATGGATTACAAGAAATTATAGATAAAATAAAGGAGGATTTAGAATAATATGGAAGAAATAAAAAAAGAAACTAAACCGATAGCAGAGGTAAAATCAGTTAAAGATATACCTTTCTATGCTAGGATTCAAAAAGTAAGAGCAGAATTAAGTAAAAACGAATTAAGTAAATCTGGAAAAAACGGATATTCTAATTATAAGTATTTTGAATTGAAAGATTTTAGTGCTAAAGCAGATGAATTATTTGAGAAATATGGAGTTATGCCTTGGTTTACATTAGAAATGAAGTCAGACCTTATAACAAAATCAGTTCCAAAAGATGAAAATGAAATGCCTAAATATGAATATAAATCAGTTGAGTATGCTAAATTAGTTTTATATGATGCTTATTCAACAAATTCAATAGAATCTTCATGCAGAACTGTTGAAGCTGATGTAAAAGGAACTTCTGCTATTCAAGCAGCCGGTGCTAAACACACATATTACAGAAGATACCTATATATTGATGCTTTAAATATAGCTGAATCTGATGCAGTAGATGGAGACGAACCGACAGATCCTAACGCTAAGGGCAAACCAAAAAGCGTGAAAGACACACCTAAAACAGCAGAGAAGAAAGAAGAAGAACCAGTAACTGAAGACACTTCAATGACTGACAAAACTAAAGCAGAAATAAGTAAGTACATTAAGGAAAAAGGATTTACTAAACCAGTTCCAGAAGTGATTAAAATTGCTGCTGAAAAACTTGGTGTTAATGTAGCTTACATAAAAGAAATGCAAAAAGAAGGACTAATTGAAATAATAGATGATATGTCTAAAGAGGAGGTAGCTTAATTATGAATTATTGTATGTTTGAAGGGAATCTAGTAGATTCAGTAAGTTTAAAAAAATCAAAAGACGGAAGTAATTATTGTTTTGGTAAAATAGGTTGCTACAACGGAAAAGATAAAGACGGAGAAGTAAATCCATCAATGTTTATCGAGTTCGTAGCATATAGAAAAGATGCTGAATTGATAGCAGAAAAGGCTAACAAGGGAAGTAGATTACTTATATACGGAACACTAACTAGAGAGGACACCAAAGATGAAGAAGGCAAAAAGTATGTTAATCTAAAAGTATCTTGCAATATGGCAAGAATATTAATTAAAGCTGATGCCGTTAAAAGAGAAGAACCTGAAGAAAACGCCGAAGAAGAGGAGCAAAGTTGGTAATATGGAAATTAAAGATATATTTTTAGTAGAAAAAAGACCTACTAATTTAAAATTAAAAGATTTTACATTTATAAATTTACACCCAGATTTTGATAGAGCTTATTTCGTAAATAAATTTGATGATAATAATTTTAATATTGCAGAAGTGGTATTAAGAGGTAAAATGGTATTAGGATTATTTCCTAAATACACATATGAAGCCGGAACTTCTATAAAAACATTAGATTTATTAATGTTAAAGTATCTAGAAAATAGAAAAAGCGTAATAGATGGATTTTTATCTGTAAAAGATTTAATAACTAACGCTTTAAATGGTATGACAGACAACGAAGAAGAAATTAAGAAATTGAATACTTTGTACGGAACTGAAATACCGGTAAAATTATTAGACATAGATAAAATAAGCAGTTTATTAGGCGAAGGTTATAAAGCTCTTTATGTTAGAGATAACAAGAGTATTATCCCACACGGCGGGAATACAATAAATATAACTTTGTACAAGGAAGAAAAAATAAGTGAAGAAAGAGTTTATATATTCTTCAGATTATTTGAAATTATTAAGAAAAAAGAGAAAACTGATGAAGGAGAATATTTTGTATTTGACTTACCAGAAATAGCAATTCCTACGTTTTTACTTAAATAGAAGATTAAGAGGAGGTCAGCAAAATGGGGTTCTTTGAAAAATATATTGAAAAACAGTATAAGAATGGAATGATAAATTCTATTGAACCTAATGATATGGATAATGTTATGGTTTGCTGTCCTTATCCTCATTCTATAGAAAGTGTAGATGATGAGTGGAACACCATAACTAAAGAATATTATGAAAAATCTCCAAACGCTATGATAAACTTGGAATTAAGAACATTCCGTTGCCCGATATGTGGTAAAAGCGTAGAGGAAGATCAGTTTAAAGAACAATTTAAAGAGGAAGAAAAAGAAGAAATTAATTGTACTTTTTCTAAATTAGAAGATAATATAAAAAACAGTAAATTTAAGACGGTGTTAAAATCTAAATTACAAATAGTCGCAATAGCACAAGTTCCTTTCTCAACGTATGAGAGTGCAACATTTATAGATAAGAAAATACCAACGGCTAATGAATTAATAAATAAAACAAAATCTGATGCAGATATACTAGAATCTAAATCTTGGGTTATGGGAAGTAGAAATTCCGGAGTATTAAGGCTCATAGAAGGAAACGTAAAAGAAGAAGATATAGACGATATTTTAGCAGATATATGTGATGCCGGTAAAAAATGGTTTAATAGCTATAAATTAAAAAAAGGAAAACTAAAAACAGTTTATAAATTTTCTGTTACCGATATAGTTACAGAAATGGATGATAAATATAACGAGACAGTAATTGATATGTATACATTTCAGCCTCTAGAAGTAGGCAGAATGTACGATGTATCTTATGTTTTATATCCACATCCGACAAATAAACAACAAATAGTTATGATAACAGAGAAAATAAATGTAATAGAAGATAAGTTTGAATCTAATGAAGAAAACTTAAAAATGCTAGAAATATTTAAAGAAAACGAATATACTGTGGAAGAAAAAATAGAACAACTATTCCAGAGTGCTAGAAATCATATAGCACCATATATAGATAAAAATTTATGGTTTATATTAGATTTAGTTTATAATTCTCCACTAGACATAACATATCAAAAAGTTATCAGAGGAGCATTAGATATATTCGTATTAGGAGATACCAGGACAGGAAAATCTGAAACATCTAGACTATTAAGAAATCTTTATGAATTTGGAAGTATAGTAAATTTAAAAACCACTACAATAGCCGCTTTAGTAGGCGGAAGTGATGATGCTACCAAAACTGTTAAATTAGGGTTATTACCAAGAAAACATAAAGAACTAGTAATACTAGAAGAATTTAGTGGAGCTCCAATGGGATTTATTAAGACCTTAACAGAGATAAGATCCAGTTGTATGGTAAAAATATCCCGCGTTAAAGCAGAATTACAAGCTCCATGTAAATTAAGAATGATAACAATATCTAATCCAATAGAAGCGGTATCTATGTCGAGTTTTCCAAACGGAGTAGAACCGATATTAGAACTAATACCAGCTCCAGAAGATGTCGCTAGATATGATGCTTTCGTTTTAGTTCCAAAAGTTACGAAGAGATCTAATCCTTTTGAAGGAGAATTAGATATTAGAAATAAAATTAATAAGAAAAACTATGAAACTAAAATAAGTTGGATAAAAACTTTGACTGCTAATGATATTATAATATCTGATGAAGTTGGAAGTTATATATTTGAGAAATCAGAGATTTTAAATGATATGTTCGAATGTAGTTTTACTCTATTTGGTAGTGAGACGGATAAAAAACTTGCCAGAATGAGTGCATCGTTAGCTTGTATGCTATGTAGCATAGACGATGATAATAAAGTAAAAGTTACTAAAGAACACGTTGATTATATATATAATTATCTAGTTAATAATTATGATAATAGTTTATTTAAATTAAGATATTATGCAGATGAAGAAAAATCATATATAAAGCACAACGCTGAAGATGTAGCTGCGTTAAAAGGATTATACCCTATGAATACAACTTTAATAGACTTCTTATCAACGACGAGTAAAGCCAGTAGAAATGAATTACAGAGTATATCTGGTATGAATAGAGATGAATTTGCGATAGTATTCAATAAATTAGCCTCTAGAAAGTTTATTAGAATATATAAAGATCAAGTAGCACCAACAATAAAATTTAGAAACTCTTTGAAGGAGTTATAATATGGTACAGATGAATAAGAAAAAATGGGGATATTTCAAAGCAAATTATAAAGAATACGGTTTTGAATACTTCCCTAAAATTCCTAAATTAAGAGAAGAAATTTTAATAAACAGAAAATATAACATAATGATAGTTATGGAAACCAGAATAGTAACTTCATTTCATAATGTTAATAATGAATATCATAAAGAATTTGATTTAATACTTTTAATGGAAAGAGAAGGACTATTAGATTTAAACTCTTGGAAGGATGCGAGGATGCAAGAATGAAAAAGTTTATATATAAGGAATGTACATGTATTACAAATTCTAGAGGAAGGTTTTTTAAAGGACAAACATATTTATACAGAAAATTAACTTTGGAAAATGGCAAAAAATTCTATTATGTATTATATGATGAAAAACATAATATAGGGTTCTTATATGGAATAACACAATTCCCTCAATTCTTTAAAGGAGAGTTTATTTATGAATGAGATGGATCACTTATTAAAATATAGAATAAACAAAGATAAATCAAATATAATATTAGTAATAGTCCCTAATTTTACATTAATAAAAAAATATGCGGATAAACTAAATGAACTAAACGAACTAAATATTATAAGAAAAGTAGAGTATACTAAAAGGAGAATTGTACTTACTGATGGTAGAATAGTAAAATTTATGACTAAAGATGAAATATATATTGGAAAAGCAAGAGGTATGTTCTTTGAGGAGGCTAATTTTTATGAATGATTTTAAATTAAATCCTAGATTGGTAGAAGTTAGAGCAGCTATAATATTAAATAATTTAGCTAAGTCTGGAAACAGAGAAGATTCTAAAACATTTCTATGGATTCTTAAAATACTAATAGAAACTGCATACCCAAATTCTGGAGATAAATTCACAGAATTGCTAAAAGATAGTATAAATGATGTTCTAATTGGAGCGTCTAAAAGAGAAATATATACTACTTTGGCGGTATATTATGACCAGAAAAAAACTTGGGCTGATAAAATGGGATTAAATTATGGTACATTTTATAATACTATATCAAGAGAATATGATTCAAAAAATATACAGGAAGAATATTTAGATAGCTTGATACCTAGATATACTCATAATAAGGATTATTACAATATTTGTTGGAGTATTGCATCGTTTATTGATAATTTTAAATTTCAAAACGACAATAAAATAGAAAACATTCATCCTAGAACATTAGAATTAAAATTTTGGGTAATTTATAATAAAATCTATAATATTTTACAAAATCAAGAAAAAATGATAAGTTTTTTAACTAAAATATGTCAGAAGTTTGAAATGGATTACTCATCTATATCAGGATTATCAATAAATATATCATATATAAGCAGATCAATGCCATTTAGCGTACCGTCAAAACACCAATTTTATAAAGAAATGATAAATATGGGTTATATATATGGTATGGAAAAAGGCTTTATATCAGAAAATTTACTTGGAAGAAGAAGAAGTTTGTTATATTTAAATTATTATTCAGATATAAGCGAAAATATATTAAATGATGATTATGCTATGGGAATTACTTACGAATCAACATTGAATTGGAAATATATAAATGAAGAAGAAATCATTAAGTTTATAAATTTATTTATTAAGCTAATGGAAAGAAGGTTTTAAATATGGGTAAATATATAGAAGGAAGTTTAATAACCAATATAGAAAATGTACTTAATAAAGATTTTATATTTGTTGGCACTAAATTATATCATAAAGGCTGGTTTATGTCTTGGCAAGTAAGTACACTTCAACGTTATGTTAATAGACACATGGTATATGAGGCTTTAGATAAAGATACAAAATCTTATTATCAACTAAAAGTAGAAAATGAAGAGTTAAAAGATGTAATAAAACAGATACTAAGAATTTGTGATGCTTCCCCAAATTTAAATAATCAAATAATATTGCACGTTAATGAGAGTATGAAAAAACTATTTAGAGAAACTCTTATGGATATTGCAAAAATGAGAGGAGGTAAATCATGACCAGAGAAGAAATGATAAAATATTTAGAAGCAAGACGTAAAGATGCTCAAAAAATATACGCAGAATCATACCATCTTCCTGATAATAGTTATAATATGGGATATTTCGACATGATAGATGAGATATTAAGAACTTTTAAATCAGATTTCAAAATGAAAGATGTTAGTAAGATTAAAAAATTAGAAGATAGTAAAGTGGATTTCGAGTTTTCTAACGAATATAACAAGATGGAAATGGCAAGAAATGTTATAATTCTTTCAAAAACATTAAGCCGCGTATATTCTAAAGTAAATGAGTTAGTAAACGCTATCAACGAAGAAAGGAAATAAAATATGTATGAGTTAAGATATTACCAAAAGGATTTATTTGAAGCTGTAAAAAGTGATTTATGGTATCATAAAAGAATTATACTTGTAGCTCCGTGTGGTAGCGGTAAAACGGTAATATCTGCTCATCTTATAAATTGGCTAACTTCGGGTAATAATAAAGCGTGGTTTATAGTACATAGAAAAGAATTATTAGATCAAGCAGAAGAAACGTTTAAGAGTTTTGGAATAAATATGAATAACATATCTATATTTATGATTCAGACACTCAGAAATAGGCTAAATTCAATCAAAGAGCGTCCAGACGTAATAATTATAGATGAGTGTCAGCATTCAACTAGCAAGACGTATTTAGACGTTCTAGAGACATATCTTAACACACCAGTTATAGGATTGACTGCAACGCCAACTAGGTTGTCCGGAAAACCTTTGGGAGATATATTTGAAAGTATGGTTGAAAAAATCACAGCAACAGAGTTAATTTGGGATGGATTTCTAAGTGATTATGATTATTATGCCCCTAAAATAGATGCAGATTTTAATAAAGCTAAGATAATAGCCGGAGATTATTCTCCATCAGATATAAATATATTGATGGATAGACCAAAAATATACGGCGATATAATAGATAATTATAAAAAATTAGCAGATAATAAAAAGGCTATAATATATTGCTCGTCAATAGAATATAGCAGAAAAATAGAAAAGCTATTTAACGATAGCGGATATAGTGCTAGACACTTTGACGGAGATACTCCTAAAAATGAAAGAGATCAAATAATTGAAGATTTTAGAAATAATAAAATAAAGATATTAACTAATGTAGACTTAGTCGGAGAAGGATTCGATGTTCCGGATTGTGAGTGTATATTATTATTAAGACCTACACAGTCGTTAGCATTATATATTCAGCAGTCTACAAGATGTTTGAGACCTAAAGAAGGTAAAAAATCTGTAATAATTGATTATGTCGGAAACGCATACAGACACGGAATGCCTACGGAAACAAGAGAGTGGAGTTTAACTAAAGAAGTAAAATGTAAAAATAAATCTGGAGAGCCAGATGTACTTATTAGACAATGCAAACGCTGCTATAAATGTTATCCTGGAACAAATAAAATGTGTCCATATTGTGAAAATGATAATGGTAAAACAAGAAGAGAAATAGAAAAAGATACTAAAGCTGAATTAGAGCGTTTAGCGGAAGTTAAAAAAAGAAGTCTTAAAATGGAACAAGGAATGTGCAGAACATTCGGAGATCTAGTAGCTCTAGGGAAACAGAGAGGTTATAAAAATCCTGCTTTCTGGGCGAAAACTATATTAAAAAGTAGAGGGAGGTAGTTTATGGATTTATGGATTAGAAGTTCACAAAGAAAAAATTTTATACCAATAAATAACGGATTGTATATTGAAGAAATAGATGCAACAATATCTAAAAAAGGAAATTTTGAAATAAGAGCAATACAGTCTAATGGTTATACGCCTTTAGGAGATTATAAAACAGAAGAAAGAGCATTAGAAGTATTAGATGAAATACAAAGTATGACTATATTAAATATGAATATTTGTAATACAGACTATGAAAATGCCGATTTAAAAATAAAAGCCAAAGTATTAGAAATGATGGTTAAAGTTTATGAAATGCCAAAGGAGTGATTAACGTGTTAATAAGATATAAAATATCAGTAATAATAGTTATTATAGGAATAGTGTTATCCGCATATTTAACTTTATACGTAATGGGTTATGGTGGAATTATGCAGATTAGAAATGCGGATTCTGCTTCAGATATTACATTGGGAGTTCTTAGGATAGTATTCTGCGAATTAGGGTTAATTCCGTTATTTATATCTAGTGCTGTTGTAAGCGTAATAAACAATGAATGAAGAAACTAGAATACAAAGAAAAATAATGGTAGGATTATCCGATTATGGAATGTGTTTTAGAATAAATGTGGGCTTGTTTTTTACTCAATATGGTGCTAAAATTAAAATAGGTGTTGATGGATTTAGCGATTTATTATTTATTGGAGATTTAAAAGTATTTAAAACGCCTACTGTTGCATTTTTGGAGGTTAAGACTGCAACTGGTAGACCTACTAAGGAACAATTAAACTTCATAGCTAAAATGACCGAATCCGGACACATAGCAGGGGTAGTTAGAGGGTTGGAAGATGCAAAGAGGTTATTAGGAGTGATATAATGAAAGAACAACTCATAAGATGTAATTATGAAAAAGCGGTTTGTGATAAGTTTTCTAAAATAATATTGGTTGTAGTTATGCCTGATAAAACTAAAGAAATAATTGTAAACGATAATGTAGTAGAAAAGTTAGATTATATAAATACCGCTTATGATAAAGATCTAAAATTAAAAAGTAATCAACTAATTAAAATAGAAGATTACTTGTTAGTAAGAAGATAGGAGTATATATGAGAAAAAACAGGAGACATGACATCTTCTAACGGGAGGTGTTATAAATGGGAAAACAATCAGTTAAAACTAGTCCTAAAAGAAAAGCTAAATATCAAAAGCAATTTTTTAGAACAGAAGCAAATTTAAAAAGAAAAAACAAAACTAATAAAAAAGCAAGGATCTAGTTCTTTGCTACTATAAGATATAGAACGGTGCGTACGAGATGGTTCGATTCCTCTCTGAAAAGTTTGGCAAGTTTGTTGTTCTATCAGCAAAGGGTACATATGAGTTCGACTCTCATATATAGATATATCTTATAGTAGGAGTGAATTAACTCCATGTTCTGACAGACGAACGGAGGGCTGTCTTGGTTATGACCAGCATACGCTAAACTATTAGTCGTAATTCTATATAACTATTCGTAATGGAATAAGTCGTTATTGTATAGAAAAATAGTATTTTATATGTGTCGTTAGCTCAATGGTAGAGCATTTTAGATCGATCACTAAACGAAGATTTTAGTATATGGGTTCAACTCCCATACGACACACCATATGGGGCAATTTGGTTCACCGCCTTTAGCCTCACCCCTTTTTATTCTTTTAAGAAAAGAGATACTATTTCTAGTATCTTTTTTCGTTATGTATTCTTTCTAATTTTTTCTAGTTGTTTCAGTATTAATTTTGCTTTAGTAGTAGCAGAATTTTTTTTATTCAATTCCGTAACCGTTGGAACTTCAACTCCTTGATTTTTTAGTTCCTTTACTTTAGCTTGATATTTTTCTAGTTGATTATATTCATTATTTGTTACATTCTTTTCTTTATCATTATACAATGCTAATGAAGGAAATAAATTTGCCATATTCTGCATTCCAGATTGTTCTCCGCTTACTAGATTCTTTATCTTTTTTGGTTGTGATGTAAATACATCTAATCCAGAATATTTTCCAAATAGATCTACTAAATCCGTTGCAGTTTCTTTTTTGATATCAGCTCCAGTAAACATATCTTTACCAGATACTAATTCAAATGGTGCTTTTATCATTGGAGAAGTAGCAGATACAATTCTTCCTAGAGGATTACTCATGTATTCTCCTAAATCTGATAATGGTAAATTTAGTTTTATAACTATGTTATTCCCGTTAGCATCCTCAAATGGTAGAGGTAATAAAAATCCTTCTTTTTCCCACTCTGCATATTCGCCCTCATCAAATACATTATCATATATTTTGTTAGTTGCTTTTATTAATTGTTTATACTTTGCAGGATTTTTTAATGAATTACTTAATTGAAACATTAGGTTTTGTTTAGTAAATGTATAGAAAGGTATTATCCTTTTCATAGTATTTCTTTCGAACGGAGATAAATCCGTTGCACTTGGGCTGAATAATATTCCTTTTACTGCCTCAGTAGAACTATTATATCCAGACTTTACTAAAGCTTCTGGATTCTTATTGAAATAATCCATAAGAGTCATTTTATACATTCCATCTACATATTGGTTTAAATTATTATTTAATTTTGCTAATTTATCAACTTGTTTACCAACTATGTTTTTAGAAGATTTACTTAATATATCCTCTATATCATATAGTTTAGAAGTTGAATTAAAGAAACCAGACTCTACGAATTGAGATAATAATTTATAATCACTTATCTCAGTTCCTTTTAATAATCCTTTTGCAGACTTATCAATTAAATCTTGAGCATTCTTTAATATGCTCAATGATTTAGTTTGAGCTTTACTAAATGGTGTAGCTATACTCATCGGAATATTTGCTAACATCATATTTGTACTTCCACCTACTAAGTTACGAGCTTGGAATCCGAAACTCAAAGTCTTATACTTCTTAAATGTATTATTTACTTTATCTACTACATTTAATAATGTATTAGATGTCGTTGGATTTACAATAGGATTTATCATATTCGCTATTTTTTTATCTATTATTATATCTGATCCTTTAAAATTCTCTATAAAGTTTTTAACTGAATCAGTTTTAAATACGTCTCCCCATTTCTCCATCTCATCTACTATGGCTTTAGAACTCATTTTAACGTACCCTAGAGGAGCTTTTTCTCCCGCTAGTGCAGTTCTAACTAATGTACCATCATTCATAGCTGTATCAAACAATACGTCATTCATAAGCATCATAGAATTGGACTGTTTAGTAGAAGTATTTATAAAGTCAAATAAACTCTCAGTATAATTTATATTAAACAATTCTTTAACATCTTTATTTGATAGATATTCTATATCTTTTTTCATTCTTTGTATTTGATTTAATATAACTGCATCCTTAGTTGGATCTACTCCATTTATTTTACTATTTAATAAATTTACTTGTTGATTCTTAATTTTTATCATATCATCTGCTGCTGCTTGTGTAAGTTCTTTGGCTTTAGCAATTTCGCCTAACTTAGCATTGTTCTTAGTTATTTTTGCTGTTAGAGAATTACTTTCACTAAATGATTCTACAGTTCTTTTAACAGAAGATATTCCTTCTTTAGTTTTTAAGTTTTCTAATTCTTCCATTAACTTATATGTATCATTTTCAGATTTAACTAACTTAACATTAGTAGAATCTAGCTTATCTATTAATTGTTTCATTCTGTTATTAGAAAGGCTAGAAACATTATTGGACTTTTTAGATAAAGTGTTATCTACTTCAAAAATTTTATTCGGATAAAACGAAACTGCAGTCGTGTGGTTCATTATTGGATCTTTATAAAAATCTTCTAATGAGTTATATGTTTCATTATTTCCTTCTCCGTAGTTATAGTTTATAGTTCCATCTTCATTTATATCTAGTCTTATTTTAGATCCTCTTGATGTTTTATATTCATAATATCCTTGTTGTTTTAGTAACTTTTCATCTATTACATCTGGTTGGTTATATAAAACTCCATCATATCCTTTATTTTTAAGTATAATCCTGGTTGCGTCAGCATCTGTACCAGCTCCAAGTTTTTTTAATTCTTCTAAAGATAAAGACCTACTTTCTTTATATGCAGCATCATAAACGCTTTTATTAGCAGGATTGGAAATATCTAAATAATATTCTTTAACATATTTAGCTTTAGAACGTGCTGGATTGGCATTGTCCTTAACGCTGTCAAACCAAAATCCATTAAATACAGCGTCAGTTTCATTAGACCTTATTTTACTTTCATCAAATATTTTAAAATTATTTTCGCTCCCATGATACATTCTTATTATGTTCCCGTTTTTATCAACTGTTTTCGTAGTTTTTAATTTAGAAATTTCTTTATCTGTTAAAGATTTTCCTAAGTTATCAACTTTATTTCCTAAACCAGCACTTGTTCCATCATCTAATTGTTTTAATATTGATGACATCTCTTCGCTATACTTTTCTGATTGACTACTATACTTAATTAAATTCCCCATTTGAGTTTCATCTGCTATTTTTGAATAACTTTTTATATTTTTTTTATTTAATTCATTTAAAATTGATATTTTTTGTTGTTCTTTGGTAACAGTATTTTTTAATACATTTGCACTTTTTTCATCCAAATTATTAAGTTTAGTAGTTAATTTTGTTTTAGTATCATCTATAGACTTTAAAAGATTTACCTTTTTAGATTCTAAAGAACCTAATTTAACAGATGACAATTCACTTGTCTTTTTATTTATAGTATTTTCAATGTGTTTTATCGTTTCACGTGGAACGTCTTCTTTGGTTAAATTGGTTGCTGCTTGATTTTCATATTTTCTAGTAGCAAATTCTTTAGACATCTTTGGTTTTCCACTACCATATTTTTTCATTATTTCTGATTTTTGAAGAGCATCGTCATTAACTGTTCTACGTAGATATCCTTCTCTATCAACTACAGGATTAAAATCAACGCCAGTATTCTTCTTAATAACGTCTGCTACTTGTTTATAACTAGGTTGTATCTTATCTTTATATAATTTTAATAACTCTGGATCTGATTTAGCAGCATTTAATAACTTTAAATCTTCTTCTGGTAAATCAATTCTCTTATTAAAAGTAATATTATCTAAATTTTTAACTAAATCAGGATTACTTTTTAATATATTATTATTTACATTAGTTATTTTAATATCTCCACCATCAATAATCTTATAATTTAATCCTTTTATGCTTTTTAATTGGTCTAAAGAACTAGTTAATGCTATTTTATCGGCATCAGCTACTCTTACAACACCATTTTCAACACCATTTTTAAAATTATTAATAATTTTACTTACATTGGTGGTCTTTTCTAATCCATCTTCAGTTAATAATGCTAATTGTCTATTTAAGACTGATGCGTCAATGTTTTTAACTGCAGCGTAATCATTTATAGTTTTTTCTATGTTTTTTCCTATTGAAGTGGCTTCTAATTGAGTTAGAATACCTTTTCCTTCAGAATTTTTCATTTTATTCCAAACGTTACTTGGTAATGACTTAGAAAAATTAAATGCGTCTTTTATTCCGGTTTTAGCTTCTTTATATAATTCTAAAGCACCTTTTACGTTAGTTCCTTCTTTTATACCATCTGGAAGTATTTTGCCTAAGTCTTGCACTAAATCAGCACCAGAATTAGCATATTTTATTCCATTGATAGCGTCTGCTCCTTGAAGAACTTTAGATATTCCTTTATCAGCTAATTTCGTTAGTGGTTTTACTACATATTTACCAGTAGCTTCAAACGCTCTTTGAGTCAAATCTTTACCGATAGGTTTAAATACATCATTAGCAGTATCTAAATATCCTATGGCTTTTCCACTAGTATTTACTACTTTACCGGCATCGTCTAGTTTACCTATAAGTTTTCCAGCGTCTGATATTACATCAGCACCTTTTGTTAGTTTACCAGCTCCAGAAACAGCTTTAGCAGCTCCGGCAGTTACTAAATTCATAGGATCTAAAACTATATCTGCAGCAGTTCCTAAAATATCATCTATTCCCCATGTAGATGGATCTTTCAATTCGGCAGAACCATTATCATCGTTTCCTATGCCAACATTTCTTAATATTTCTCCACCACTAGTTTTAGTTTCTCCAGTTATTCCTTCTTTTAAACCAGTTAAAACGTTATCTCCATTGATAGCGTTATTTATAGCACCAAACGCAGCTTGTTGTGGTCTTGATAATATATCTACAACATCAAACAAAACATTTTGGTCTTCTGGTAGATTTAAGGCTTTTTCTATAATATTTCTACTATCTGCGTCTTCTCCTATGCTATCTAATCTTTTTTTATAATTGGCATTTTGTTTAGAAACAGAATTAGAGGAAGAACTATCAAAACCTTTGAAAGCTGCTTTCCTCTTCTTATTTATATTATTTAAATATGAACTTAATGATTGTGTAGCCATATTACACCATTCCTTTAGCTATAATTTTTAATAAAATCTGTTAGCGTTTTAACGTCATTTGTTGGTAATACGCTTCCTAGTGTTCCTTGTAATGAATTTAATTGACTTATATATTCAGTTTTTGCTGCTGCTTTTTTACTTTTATTTGTTGCTGCAGCATATTGATTAACAAATTCATTGGCTAAAGATTTAGCCGCTACTTGAGCATCTTTTATAGATGTAGTTAAAGCGTTTTTATTAGAAGCATAATTAGAAGCATTACTAGAAGCCGAATTTGCTGCTGACGCTCTAGCCTCTGCCAATCTTTGAGCTTCTGATGTTTGTAATCCTACTACTTTTTGAGCGGTATCTGCATCTATTCCAGCTAATTTTAAAGCTTCTTCTGATATTGTTTGAGTTATACTCTTATTAGCGTCTTCTGTACCTCTAGTTAAATTCTTAGTTAGTTCGCCTTGCTTATCCATATTAGTATTAGCAAGTGAACTTATTTTATTTCCTGATTCAATATATGCTCTAATAGCATCTATAGATTGTAATCCAGATGCACCTAACCCTTTAGCTGCACTAGATGCTCTAATTCCTCTATCTGTCATATAAGCAGTATCTTCTAAATCACTTCTTCCTTGTTGGTAAACATTTTGTTGTGATTTTTTACCAGCAATAGTATCTTCTTGCAATCTCTTTATAGTATCTAACAAAGTTTGTCTTTTAGTTGTACTCTCATTCTTTATTATATCCTTTTGAGAACTAGCACTTTGATTATAAGCACCAATCATAGGATTTAAATCTATTGAAGAAACTCCAGAACCACCACTACTAGATGGAGCAGATCCTAAAACAGAATTAATTATGCTATCATAATCATTTGTTAATTGTGGTCCAAATTTTGATATATCATAAATACTTCTATCGTTATATACTTTAGCTTGTGCACTATTTGAGCTAGTTTTTACTGTTGGAGTTGAAGATCCAACTTTATACAAAGACGAACTCGATTTAATTGCCTTTGGATCGTATATACTATAATTAGCCATATTAATTCTCCTTTCAACTTAGAGTTGATAAATCTTTTATTTGGTTTATCAATCCCTTATATTTATTTATTTCAATTAAGATAATTTCATTTTCTTTTTTAATATCTTCATATAAATTTTTATAATTCATTACTGAATATAATTCTAGCCAAGTACCATTATCCGCCACCCATTGATTGTCGGCTATTCTATGCCAAGTAAGTTTTCCATCGTTATATACTTCTAAATCGTTATAAATGCCATTTTTTACTGCATAACCTAATGATTGATTGCTTGTATTATGATTAGTTCTTACATTTAATTTATCGGCTAATACTTTAATTTGGGCTATATCTTCGTTTTTATCTGCTACCGGCACTATAGTATCAAAAATAAACGCATTATAATCCTCATAAGTTCTTTTAGAAAACGCTTTACTATAATCAGAATACTTGAACCAACTGAAGTCTAAATGTATTCCATTTGCTAATCCTGTCTTACCAGTCATTCCTAACTTAGTATCTTTATTAACTTTATTACCTTTGCTTATATAAGTACATGTTAAGTGATAACACAAACCTACATATCCTAATCTAGGATAGTGTATATAACAGAATATTGCACCATTTCCATCTTTTCCTTCTGATAATACTATTCCATCTTCAATAGCATAAACTGGCACACTATTTCCATTAGCCGAATAATCTGTTCCGGTATGAAATCCTGCAAACGCTATTATATTGCCCTTGCTATCTTTTACAGCATCTCTATATCCAAAATAACTTGATATAAATATATTTGTTAAAGTATGAAACAACTTTTTAGCATTTTCTATATTCATAGTATTCATAATTATCCCAACCCTTTTTCATCGTCGGTTTTAGATTCTGTTATAGCTACTTTTATTTTTATTATATCTGCTATTTTTTTAATATCCATAACTCCATAAGTTACTATTCCAGAAATAAACAATATTCTTAATGCTTCTATTAAATTTAGATCTGTTCCACCTACTGATATAGCTAAAATATCTGGGTTTAAGTAACCACACAAATATATAAGACCTGTTGATACAATTATTGTAAGAGCCTTATATAATCCGCTAAAAAACTTACCTGTATTCCACTCATCCTTCAAACTAGCTAATGTACTTCCAGCCAAAACATTTGCAGCCATAACGGCAATTAATCCTAAAACTATTTTTATCATTATAAACCACTCCTTTATTTTATTATACTACATTTTAATATAAAAAGAAACTATCGCTAGTTTCTATTACATTTTATTTTTTAACTTATCCCATATCTCAGAAATAGTTGCTGCATCATGTCTAACTTCACTATTCCACCCTTTACTTAAATATTCAGTACAAAGATTAGAAATCGCACAGAATTGTCTAGTTGTTTTAACTTTTAGTATTTTATCTATATCTCCATCGCAAAATCTTATATCAGCAGCGAAATTGGAAACGAACATTTTAGCTTGTTCTATATAGTGTTGTGTTTGTTCCTCGTTAGACTCATCAACCTTATCAGATAGCGTTTTTATTGATTCAATTAGTTTATCTATTTTCTCATCAGTTTCTTTTTTGCCTAAAAAATAACTGATAGGTTTCCACTTAATTTTTTGAGATTTTTCTATAACAGTTAATAATGTAATTAGCGTTGTAGCTGCTCCAGCTATCCAATATCCTGATTCCATAATATCTATCCCTTTCGTATATTATAAGTATACTATTAAATGAAAAATTTGTAAATATTAGAGATTTTACTTATAATATAATTAATCTATTCTAAAGCTTATTCCATCAAGACATACGGCTGCATTATTTCCAACAATCGGAGTTACATTACCATCTGCATATACATATACTGATCCAAAAGCGGAATTACTTAATACTGCAAATATTTCAGTTGCTGTTGGTCTATATCCTGCAGGTAAAGTAAATGCTAATTGTGTCATTGTTCCTGATTTTATAAGTCCTCTTAAATAAACTCTACCATCATGTTTATAATATCCTGCTGTTTGAAATCCGCCACCATAATTTATCCAACTGTTTTGAAGTGTTGGTGCAGTCCAACTTTCGTTATTGTGTTTTTCATTTAATACTTTGCCCTGATTAGCAGATAAAGCATTGGTAGCAGATGTACTCGTTAAGTTATCAACTACTGTTGCTACTACTCCTGAACTTTGAAATGCTTTTATTATGTAGTTAGTGGCAATAGATTTTTGCATATTATTGTGGGCTTGACCGTGAGTTCCTAAAGCACCTCTTGCATTAGTAGAATATGCACCTGTGAAATTATTCCAAATACCTGTACACCAACCATTTGAAACTGCTGGTCCATTAGACACAACAACATCATAAGGCAAGTGGTCTAGTGTTAATATATTTGTTTGAGCACCATACTTTTCTCCAAGTGCATTAATATTAGCATCAGTTGAACTTTTTCCAACTGGTACATAATCTCTCATATCTGGTACATTGAACGTTGTGGAAGCATCTCCTGCTCCGTATGTAGTGCCTATTACAGCATAAAGTAAATTATATGTAGTTCTTGATATTGCTTGACCATTACACAACAACCAATTTTCGGGTATTGTGTCAGATGTCCAAGGCATCATTCCACCTATTGGAAATGTATCCCCAGATACTATTCCATATATTGTCCCGTCTGCTTTTATATCTCCAGCAACATGTATACTTCCGTTTGGTAATGAAGTATCAGGTTTTCTTCCTATTCCCAATATACTTTTTAATGTATCACTAACTAATCCCTTAAATTTCCATAATAATGGCTGTGCAGAGTTTAATATTAATCCGCTATATACTACGCTACTTAATTTATCTGTTATAGTTATTTCTATTTCAAAAGTCTTTGTTGTGGTAAATCCAGATGCTCCTAAATCTCCATTTATTTTATTATTAAATGTGAATGCTCCACTTGCGTTAGTCGCTAGAGTTAAATTAGTATATCCGCTCCAAGCACCACCAACTTCTTTATATCTATATTTAGCGTTATATATGGTATTAGCTACTGACAATCCAGACCAATCATTATAAGTTCCGCTAAATGTTAGTGTAGTTTCATCATCAACATTATCCGTTCTATATATAGTTCTAGTAGAAACAACAGGAGCAGTATAGTTTATAAATGTTCCTATTGTTTTTGTCTTAGTAGTATTGTTACCCCTACTATCAGTCGCTCTTACTACCAAGTTAGCATTTAATACTCCATTTAATGTTTCAACTACAGAAGCAACAGCACTATACGCTTTTGGTGTAGGAGTTGTTAATCCTGCATTCTCGAACGAGTATGTAGACATAGTAGCACCTTTTTGAGCAACTGCTTTATTAGCAGCAGAAACAGTCATTTGAGCGTTACTATATCCTCTTATAAATTTACTAGAATCTCCAGTTAAAGCTAACGTCGCAGCGTTAGTGTCTTCAAAAGCAAAATCAGTAAATATAGGATTAGCATCAACTACATAGCAAGTTTGATATGAATATGTATATCCATATACTGTGCCGCCTATTTTAGTAACTGTAGTTATAGATATTGCCACATCATTTCTATTAGGAACTAGTGCATATATTGTAGCTAATTCCCCCGAAATAAACGATATCTCTTGCGAAGTAGTAACATCATAATATGTTTTTATTAAAGTATAACTTCCCGCACTAGGATCTTTACAATATACCTCTAAATTATGTGTTATACTTCCATCTGCTCTAGTAACGTTAGCAGTAAAATTTGTTCCTAGATTGAAATTACTAAATGCAGATGTGCTTAAATACCAAGTTGTTCTATATAAACTTCCAGATGTAGTTTGTAATCCACTATCTCCGGCAGTTACTTTTAACATAATATTATATGTAGTATTAGTAGCTAATCCACTTATATTGAATGTTCCAGATGTTCCACTTCCAACACTAGCTGACCAGTTAGATCCTCCATCTGTTGAATAGTAAACGGCACTTACCGTTTTATCTGTAGACCAAGAACACGCTACATTAGTAGGGCTATTAACATTAGCATTAAAACTAGTTATAGCTGCATAACGTGGTATAGTAGGAAGATTATAATACCAAGTTCCAGAAGACATTACATAATATGTAGGTATTCCCGAAACGTTAGCCCAACGTCCACCTTTAAAATACATACTTACATTTTTTGTTCCGTCTGAACCGTGATATACATTCATATATTCTGTAGCTAAATATTTCGTACTATTACCAGCCGGTGGGGCATAAACTAACCAATCATTTGGTGTTTGATTATATCCGGTAGGCATAGTATTACCGTGCATTGTTCCATCTATTGTATTTTGGTAAATCCACGATCTGCTAGTTGCACCACTAGGCTGATTAGCAAATTGTATGTATGTATCTACGTGCATAGCAGAATAATTTCCCGCTACATCCTGACTATCTAAATATACTTTAAAATAGCATCTCCAGTCTCCACCAGATAACGGAGAATTGTTCCCACTACCATTATAATATGTATAATATGTATTTAATAGTGTAGCCATATATAATCACATCCTTTCTAAAATTCTATAACGTTTTCTGTATCTACTGATAATTGGGTAAACACCCCAACTGATATTTTATCACTAAATACTCCTGATGGTGTTGTTATTCCATTTTCATCAAATTCAGTTACGGTTGATAACTCTGCTCCATTTTCATCTAATAATACTATTCTATCTCCAGTATTATCCATAATATGTTTAAATAACCCGCTTTTCATTCTTACTTCTATACCTTCGTAAGACATTTTTATTGTTGTTCCAAAGTTTTCTCCTGGAGCTGGTTGCCATTTTAACGCATTAGCACTTATTACATCGTTTTCTATCAATGCTCCATAGTTTAACATTAGATCACTATATCCAAATTCTGCTCCGTTTGTATTTATTTCTATAATTATTACGTTTGAATTAGTTACGAAACCATATTCAAAATTTTCATTTAATTTTTCATCATCTGTATCTATTAATTCGGTTAAAGTTCCGTTAGTTAATTTTAACTTAGAAACTACACCTATAGGATTATTATAAATCATAGATAGAGTATAAGCGGTATTAGGATTGACTCTTATAGTCCATTTCAAATATCCTGATTCTGTAGAATAATTCATAAAATTTGATACTGTATTATTTGAAATATCTTGGTTTTGTCTAATTTCCCAAGTTCCATCCTTTTCAAATGTATCACTATTTAATTGACTAAATAATTGTAAACTATTTACTATTAAATTAGCTCCACCCTTAATTTGAAAGTTAGTAGTGACCGCATTTATTGATTGAATAATCTGGCTCAATTTACTGCTTGAATTATTTAAATCTAAATCATTTATAACGTCAGTAAGATTTTGTTGAATAGGAGCTAAAGCTGCATCAATTACATCTTGTTGAACATATCCAACTAATTTATTCCAGTCAGCCCAATCAAAAGTTAAATTTGCTTGACTTGATACTAATATATCCCCAACTTTAATATTATCGGGAAGATCTTCTAATCCTGGCGGAACTATAAACATATCGTTAGCAGAATATTCCGTAGGTTTTAATGTATGAACGGATTTCTTTCCATCAATTAAATCAAACATACTAGATGGAATATCATCTTCTTGCCAACTATATACTGGAATTTCGTCTGTAGACTTATCATATCTATAACTTATATTTGTATTTCTATCTCTCCATAAATCTCCAACATGCAAATTCTTTTTAGTATCGTTATCCCATAATATAGATGGATCATCATAAGAAAAATATGAACTAACTATTCCATCTACTGCATTAACTAAATCGGCATAACTCCCATTTACAAAAGTATCTAATCCACTATCATCGGTGTATTTAGTTGCTAATTCCCAATCGTCAGCATCATAATCTCCTGTAGCCCTTGCAACAATACATCTTTTTAAATCAGAGTTTCCTCCGCCAACCCATAAATCTCCAACATTATATGGAGGAATTGGAGTCGTCATAAATGTAGCACATTTTCCATCGGCAGTTGATGCAGCATTAGACGCCAATTCATAAGCATCTAAAGCAGCTTTATCAGTTATTTCTTCCCACGTATCTGAAGTTGAATTATATCTATATAATTTTAATATATCCGTATCAGTACAATACCACATATCTCCATCATGTTTAATTCTATCAGCTTCTAACCAATCATTAGGATCTGTTTCTTGAAAATAGCTTTCAATTTTACCATCTATTTGTGATTGAATCGCAGATTTATCATTAACATAAGTTTCGTCTGTAAATAATATTAAATCGTCATGATTTTGAGTTGCAACTTCACTTACAGATGAAATTTCCCCTTCTAAATCTGCTATATCACTTTTATATGCGTCAGTTAATGCAAAATCTTCAGCGGCTAATCCAATCTGAACATCAACGTATTCTTTCATCTCGTTTGGAAGTGTGTTTAACTCTGCTATTATTTCTTCTATAGAATCGTGATGATCGTTTACAGCAGCCATTACCTGAGCATTTGTAGAATTTAAATCGTTTCCATAAAGGATTTGACCGTCTAAAAAGTTAGTTCTTAATGTTAGCTTTGCCATACTAATCCCCCTTAACTTTCTTCAATTTATAAACAATACCAATGTCTGATATAGAAAATGGTTTAGTATTGCTTCCAATATCTCCTTCTTCTCCAGGATATATATCGTACAATTCAATAGATATACTTTTACCTTTAGCCTCAGTCTCTGATAAAGATAACTCTATATTCTGAGTTCTAATAGCTCCAAGTAAAGTTTCTCCTAATACTAATTCTCCTAATACTGCTCCAATTTTTAAATTCAATGCAGCGTTAGTATTTACTTCTTTTTCATAATAAACATAACTAGTATCGCTATCTATTCTAATATAATACGTTTCTGGTGTCATTACAGGCACACCATCAACTTTTATTACTACGTATAATGGTATTAATCCATTCCCATCGTTATAACCCTTTACAAACACCTTTTTGAACTTCTTATTGTTTGTAGGATATCCTAAGAATATCTTTGATGATGCAAAATATGAACTGTATGCTTTGCCATCATCTGAATAAATATCTTCAGATTCAAAATCTAATATTTTTAATTGTTTTGTATCGTCTGATGTTTTATTTATTATCTTACATATATAATAATCTATTCCAAAAGAATCTTTACTAAATAAAGCAGATAAAACAGATGTATATCCAGTATCTTCTGTAACGTTATATATATATTTATAATACGCACCAAGTGCATAATTATATATCAATACTATATTCCCCATAGTTAATACATACGTGTTACCTTTAACTACTGCATTCATAACATCATCTTTAGGATAGTCTCCTAAAATTCCTAAATCTATTTGTTGAATATTTTCAGTTCCTTCGCCTGTATATCCTTGTTTTAACATATATAATCCGTTTTTAGATAAGAATACTAAGTTATTCTCTATTTGTCTTATACTATTAGGATTAGTACAACCAACGAAGTCATTTAATGGGAATAATCCATCTGTATCTCCGGAGAATGGGAAACTTCCAGATAATCTTTTCCATTTCTTCCCTAATGATACAGCATAAAATTGTCTAAAATATTTTATTGTATTTACTTCTTCTCCGCTTTCATCTATAGCATATATATAGTTATAGTTTGGAAAATAATAGAAATTATCATATTCACTAAAGAATATATATCCGTGTCCGCCATATAATACTAGTTGATTATTCATTATCATACAATATAATGAACTATTTACTATTGCTGCAACATCCGATACTTTTCCTATTTCTTTTATTTGTTGAGGTTCTGCAGTAAAATATCCTATATAAGGAATTGCTGTTTCCCCTTTTGTTATTTTAATTTCAAATTTACCTTCCAAGTTAAAATCTGTACAAGTAAATATATGAGTATTAGGACTAGCTCCGTAAGATCCAGTTAAATCTTTATATGGATTCAATGTTTCATCTATTTCTCCATTATCAGGTCTATATTTTGGAGTTCCTAATGCAGTAGAGCCTTTTGCTATAACATTTATTTTAAACTCTTTATTTACCGTTGTAGTGTAGACTGTAGGTATAGACTTAACTGGCTCTCCGCTCAATGTTAAGAATACACCTTTAATAGCGTCCACAGTTCCCGTTCCACTATCAAAATACTCCAATGGAGTAGTTGCTAATATATTAAATCCTATATTAGAAATTTCTATAGCATTTGGTTTATATGCGTTTGAAGCACTAATTATAGTTAATAATCCAGCACTTATTTGGTATAGGTTATATCCAGTAGTAAAATAACTCTTATCGTTATATGTGATTACCTTCAAAAATTTTTGATCATATAATCTACTATCTAATAGGTTTATTTTACTTGTTACTGTACTGGTAGTTATAGCTGTTGTTTTATCAACTTTTATATCTAAACTTAATGTTATTTCTGGAGATTCAATTAAACTAGAAGCATTATCTAAACTTACCTTACATTTAATATATTTAAATACATTCTTTTTTACTGGATTTAAATATGATGATAAATCTGATTTAAACATATAATATCCGCCTAGTATAATATCAAATTCAACTTCACTCTTTATATCCCATAACAACATATTTTCTTCAAATTCATTAAAATCATTTATCATTTGATCATTTATAATATTTAAGTGTATAACTTTATCATATATTACATTTATACTCTCAGACGCAGTATTAGCGTCAGTATAAGTTATAGTATCTTTTAGCATTTTAAAAATCTCATTATGAGCGTTTTGTGAATTACTAGTAGCTCCATTTAATTTTCCAGTTAAAACTGTACTAAATGTTACTCCAGGATTTAATAAATCAGTAAAACTAGTAGGATCTGCTACTAAATCATAGAACATTTTAACTAAATCCCCTAATCCGTTGTCTTTCAACCCTTTTCTTTTACTTATTATTCCTTCTTCTTTCATCTCATAATTTACTAGTGTTCTAAATACGTTATCTGACAAAACACCGTCAGAAACTGAGGTGTTATAACCCTTATTAAAATTATTTATTACCGAGTATCTTTTACCAGGCAATCCTTTTAAATATTGTTCTGTAGCCATATTACCACCTCTGATAGGTTACTGTTCTATCACTAGTTCCTATTACGACGCTTCTAACAGCACTTCCTTCATATCCTGTTGCAGCTCCAAGCGATGTTAAAAGTTTTATAGCACTATATCCTTTAGATTTAAAATCACTTACAGCATCTAGAAATCTTCTATAGTGAAAATTTCTTTGCTCAGCGTTATCGTCGTTAGACATTATCATATAAGATAGATAAGGCTCTACTAATCTTAACAACCAACTATCGCTTACGGCGTCATATTCAGTAGTATCATAATTTGCTTGAACAAAAAATGGTAAATTAGTGCCAGTTTTAGTGTTTATTTCTGATATACAACCATTAGCATAACTAATTATATTACTAGTATTCATAGACTCGTCGGCAGCAACATAGTTGCTGACAACAGCAATATCTCTTAAAACCATATATATCACTCCTTATCATAATTATAACACATTTGTGGCAAATAAAAAAGAGTAGATAAATCTACTTCTTTAAAGCACTAAGTATGTTCTGCAATGATTGATCTATGGCGTAATCTTGTTTTATTTTGGTTTCTTCCTTATTTCCTATTACAAATTTACAGAATTTTCTCTTTATTAACTCTAAAGCTCTGGAAAGTGATTCTAATCTAGGAGGATCATTCACATCAAAGTCTTTATTTCTTCTTAAATCAGTATAATAGGCTGTATTTTTAACTTTAAACATTTCATTTGGATTATATTTCAAGAAATCTATCCAATCTTGCTCAGTAGATTCTTCTTTATATTCAAAATCTATTGGTATTTCATTAAATAACTTATTTAAATCAAGATTCTTTAAATTCATATCTAATATATATCCATTTACTCCATCTTTTACTATTTCATGAGCGGCTGGGAAATCAGTTAATACTACTGGAGTTCCAACTTGTAAAGCCTCTCTAGGAGAATATGGCATTCCTTCTGTATCGCTTAATTGAAATAAATAATCAGCATCATGTAACGCTTGAGTTACATTCCATATAGCACCCTTAAACTCTACGAAGTTACCAAACATCTTCATTTGACTTTTTATACTTCTCTCATAATCCCCGTCATATGAATCTCCATAGACTGTTACTTTTACTTTTCTTCCGGACTTTTTAACCGTTGTTAAAAACTTTATTAATCTTTCAAAACCTTTTTCTCCACTTATTCTAGATAATACAATTATATTTAGAACGTCTTTGGATCTCTTTTTAATATGTTTTTCATACTTTATATCATTATCTAATAAATTATATATTACTGTTCCAGTTATACCGTATTCTATTTTTAATGAGTTAGCAACATTCTTACCAACACATGCGTGTTTAGCAACCAATGGTCTTCTAATATAGTTAAAAAACATACTATGTTTATATTGTGTGAGATCAGCGTGTATTAACGCTCTATAATCTCTTGCGTCTATCTGATAATCATCTATCTTTCCCCACGCAGTAGAATATAAACAAATATCGGTACTAAACGGTTTCCCTTTATTTTCTTCTACACTAGCATATTTTTTTATTTCAGATAATCTTTCTTTATCCGCCGTATCATAAACAAAAGTAATATCAAAATACTTACTCATTCTCTTACAAAAATTAATATCGAATCTTTCAATTCCTCCAATATTGTTAAGCTGAGCAGAATACAATAACAGTTTTTCCATCTTCAACACCTCTATGATTTCATTATAACATAAAAAAAGAACTATTTCTAGTTCTCTTAATTTAACTCGCTTCGTATTCTCCGATTTTAGGATTACTTGGATTTCCGAAAGTTCTTCTTTTGTTTATCTCACTCATAGCTTTTTTCTCAATTTTTGATTTTATGAAATCAGCTACGGCTGGAGACAACATATAGGTTCTTCCATCAAATATTATGTTTACAGAAACATATTGATATGAGCATCTAAATCCGTTTGGATATAATGCAGCATATGCTATTTCTGCTTTGAATGGAACTTTATCGCTTTCTTTTTTCGCAAGAACTTTTAATGAATCTTTCTTAGCTTCCGCTACGATCTTTTCATCAGTTTCCTTACCATCTTTGAATTTCGGTTTTATAGTTGCCATCAGACTACCTCCCTTCTACTAAACAGAGCCTTCAGTTTGACTAGCGTAGAAATCTTCACGTGTTATTGGATTAGATACAGCATGATGTAATATTGTTATTGCTAATTCATCAAGAACCTTAGCTCCGAATCCCATAGCAATCCAACCTAATGAAGCTTTTTGTCCCAAATTGTCTCCAATTTTAGCACCAAAGTCCATCTTTTTCATTTCAACACCAGCACCTTCTAATTTCATAACAGCGTATGCGTTTTCAGCAATTATATATGTGTGATATACTAATACGCTTTGAGTATTTTCCTCTATTACAGGGTACTCATAAACTCTAACTCTCATATTATATATATCTACACCTTCTAATGTGCCATTAACAATAGGTTTGTTTGTATTGCCTGGAACTAAGAATTTATTCTCTAAATCGTCATCATCAATTAAATCTTCCATACCTTCTACTGCAGTTAATACTGTATAGTTCTTACCAGCAGCTTTCATTCCACTACGTCTATTAGCTTTCATAACAGATGTAGCTTTTCTTAAAGCAACTAGAGATAATACATTTCCAGTTGCAACGCTATTAACTGTTGGACTGGTAATATTAGATGCAACAACATAAGCAACTCCAGCATCTTCTTCAATAGCATCTCTTACTATTAATTCGAATGTAGCAGCAGCATGTTCTGCTAATATTGATGTATAATCTTCTAAAACTTTTTGTAGATTGTATGTTTCGTTTTGACGAGTAACTTCGACATATGCTCCGTAAGTTGAAATTGAACCTTCAACTGTGCTATAACCGACTTTCATACCTGCAGGATTAGTTCCTTCAACTATTACGTGTCTATTAGCAGCAACAGGTAATGGTTTTACCATTTTCCACATTACTTTATTTGTTCCTTGGTTTCTTGCAACGCTTTGTTTCATTCCTAATGTTTGTAAAACATTATATTCTACTTTATCATTGATCATCTTTAACAATACCTTATTTTCAATAGCTTCTCTATCGAAAGCAGGTGTTGTAGCTCTGATACTTGTTAATGTGTTTGTCATAATATCATTCCTTCCTTTATTGGCTTATTACCAACTTTTTTCTTTAGTTAATTCTTTGTATAGTTTATCTACTTCTTCATCAACGGCTTCTGCAGTTCCTGAGGTTTGGTCTAACGGAACTGTCTTTTTTACTTTTACCTTTTCCTCTAACTCTTTTTGTTTATCTATCTTCTTTGGAAGATAAGATTCTAACAATCTTTTTAAAGGTTTAGGCTGCATTCCTTTTAAATCATCTAATGTAAGTCCATCTTCAGATAATTTTTTATCTATTTCTTCAGTATCGCTTGGGCTTAACTTATTATCGTTATAAAATCCCAATATGGTATTTGAAAAAACTTCTTCTTTTTTATCTGATTCCGCTTTAGATATTTTATCTTCTAAATCTCTGATTCTCTTTTCTCTATCAATTTCTTTTTGAACTTCCTCGACGGTTCTCCCAGAACTTTCAGCCTCTTGTTCTATTAGCCTTTTTTCTGTTTTACTTAACATCGCATCAACATCTTCAAAACCTAGTTTCTTAGATATTTCTTCAAATTTCTTTAATTTAGATTCAATATCAGACATAGAAGTTTTCATTTTATCTTTTTCTTCTTCGGCTTTTTTTAACTTTACCCTCATTTCTGCGGCTGCGTTAAATGCCTTTTTAGACTTATCATCTACACTTTTTTCTTCTTCTTCCGCCAAACCATCTTCGCCGTTATCATCAGATTCAGATTCCTCTTCGGTTTCCTTTTCTTCAGTAGTTTCTTCAACGTCATCTACAACATCCTCATCTTTCGACTCATCAATATCTTCTGACGCTTCTTCCACTTTTTCCGGTTCTGATACGATTTTAGCTTCTTCTTCAGCAAAAAGTTCTGCAAAATCTTTTTCCATACTCTATCCTCCTCACTTTATTTTTTCCTGAGTATTCTCATTCGGGCTACATGGAAGCCTTGATATTATGGAGAGTGATTTATTACTCTTAATAATAATATAACACTAAAAAAATAGATTGTCAATAAACAACCTATTTAGTATTATCAATTACTTTTTGAACATCTGCAACGCTTTCCTTTAAAGATTTTACTGCAGCATCGTATCTATTTTTATCAGATTTTAACTCTGCATAATTACGAAGTGTTCTAACATCGTCTTCTAATCTCCACTTTTTTTCTTCGCTAGACATACTTTTAGCAACCATTCTCATTTACTCCACCTCCTTTAATTGTATATATTTCCCATCGTTAGACGGCTTCATTATTATTGGAATCATCCAGTCATTACCATATATTTTAGATAATATTTCTTTAGCATTTTTTGGGGCTTTAAAATTAATACCATATAAACTACAATCTGATAACGGTAATATTGTATTGGAAATTTTATTCATATCAAATAAATTAAAATCTCCATCCTCATCAATCCAAGTAGTCCATAAATCAAATACAATATCATCTATTTTAATATGTGCTTGTCCTAATCCATATTCTCCAATATTATAATTCATT